GGGAAATGGAGTACCCTTATGGTCCTCCTGCCCCTGGGGGCTTTGGGGCATACCAAGATTAATAAGATTATTTTAATTTTTTAAAATAGGAGGTTTTATGTCAGAAGAAGAAATCACTGAACCCGTTTATGATGATGGTTATGATGATGCGGACAATTCAAGTGGTGGCTTACTTGGTGATTCTGGTGAGTCGGGGTGGATGGCTGATTTGCCGGATGAGTTGCATGGTGATGCGAGCTTGTCAAGGTTTAAGGATGTTTCTTCCTTGGCTAAGGCTTATAAGCATATGGAGTCTTTTCGTGGTCGGTCTATATCTATACCTGACTCAGAAGACGTTGATGCTATGGGCGATATTTGGAATAAGCTGGGGCGCCCTGAATCTCCGGAAGATTACGAATATACTCCCCCAGGCAAGATTGATACTGGCGAGTATAACTTTGAAAACCAACAGGAGTTTTTAACCCAGGCGCATGAGAATGGTTTAAGCCAGAATCAAGCCGCGTTTGTTCTAGACTTTTATAACAACATGGCTTTTGATTCTATTAATGACATCCAAAACTTTCAAGCTAAGACGGTTGCTGATAATACAACCGCCTTGCAGAAGGATTGGGGGAAGGCTTACGACCAGAATCTTTCTCTAGCTGTTCGCGCTTTTGATCAGTTTGCTACTGATTCGGATCGCGACTTTTTAAAAACAAATAACCTGGATTCCAATCCTATGTTGATTCGTATGTTTCACAAGGTTGGGTCTATGATGTCCGAGGGTAGCTTTACTGGCAATGTTAGCTCAAATCATTTATTGAGCCCGGATGTGGCTCAGACGGAAATCAACGCAATTCGTAATGATCAGGGCCATGCTCTGCACGAGGCGTATCATTCTGCTGAGCATCCTAACCACCAGAAGGCTATTCAGGAGATGGAAAAACTATATAGCCTTGCATATGGCGAGGAGGAATAATGGGTGACGGCAAGCCAATTTCATGCCGTCAATGTAATCATTATTCCGATGGTCGTTGTAAGGCGTATAATACTGTTGTATCTAATGCAGATTTAGTGTATATGTTGTGTCCAGCCTCCGATAGACTCCAGGAGCCTGTTGAGGCTGGTAACTTTCCTCCTTCTTTTGTTGTTGGGCTAGGGGAGAAGATCGTGAGTTCTCCTCCTCGATCTTCTCCTAAGCCTAAAACAAAGCGTAAGGGGGCTAGGAAGAAGAAACCCGCAAAGGTCGGATAATTTCTTTTTCACTTACCGATACCCCTTTTGGGCCGGAATCTTTTTTTTGGGGATTTCCCCGGAAGAGCCGGAGTGGTTCCGCTAACTCTTCTACTCTTAATAATCTAACTTAAGGAGTTAGCTGATGTCTCAACAAATTACCAAAGCGTTTGAGCAAGATTGGGCGGATACATTTATCCATCTTTCTCAACAAAAGCAGTCCAAGCTATCCAACGCGGTACGCATGGAACAGGTGAATGACGCTAAGGCCTTTCATTTCGATAGGTTAGACAGTGTAATTATGCAAAAAGCTGTGAGTCGACACGAGGACACTCCGTTGACCGAAGTACCCTACAGCCGAAGGCGTGTTACCTTTAACACCTTTAGGGCAGCTGATCTTATTGACAATCCTGATCGAGTCAAGATGTCGAAAGATCCTACGAGCCCTACGATGAAGACCTTGTTAATGGCATTGAACCGCCAAAAAGATGATGAAATTATATCTGCTGCTACTGGCAATGCTTACGCGATAGATGAAAACGATTCTTCTTCGTCTGTAAGTCTTCCGGCTTCGCAGCAAATTGCTCATGGTTCTGCCGATTTAACAGTAGCTAAAATCATTACAGCTAAAAAGAAACTTCTTGATTCTGACGTTGATCCGGATGCAGAACCTCTTTATTTTTGCATCGGGCCTGCTCAGCTGGAAGCCTTGTTAAATACGACTCAAGTTACGAGCGCAGATTATAATAGCGTGAAAGCCCTTGTAAATGGTGACATTAACACGTTTATGGGATTTCACTTTATTATTTCTACCAGGTTGGCTGTTGCATCTAATATTCGCAAGTGCCTTGCTTGGGCGAAGTCTGGTATCGGTATTGCCTTAAATGGTAATCCGAAGTCTCGCATCACAGAGCGTTCTGACAAGAATTACTCTACTCAGGTGTTCGTCGAAGGTTCTATGGGCGCTACCCGTATCGAAGATGAGAAGGTAGTCGAAGTTTCTTGTGATGAATCTGCGTAATAATCTTATAAATAAGGAGTAATTCAATGGCTAAAGGAATCGAGATTACAAAGCTGGATGCGACTCCTCGTACTCTTATGGAGGCAGGGAGTGGTACTGGCAAAATGCGTGTTTTTATGGACACGATAGCAGCTGCTACTGGCGATATCGACGATAACGATATTATCTACATGGCTGAAGTTCCTTCGAATTCCAAAGTTGTCAGCATTTTGCTTTATAATGACGACTTGGATTCTAATGGTTCTCCCGCTTTGGCGACAGATGTTGGCTTGTATAACGGCGGTACCAAGTTTAATGATACCGATGGTTCTACTACCGCATATGCAGCTGAGGCTGTTATAGATCGTGATGCTTATGCAACCGCAATCACTACTCTTCAGGCGGCTAATACTGCTGGGGTAGAATGTGCGTTTGAGGCTCGCAATGTTAATGCTGTTGCAAACTTTGTATGGGAAGATGCTGGTCTGACTTCAGATCCGGGCGTTCCTTTGAGGATTGCGTTGACCATGGAAACCGCTGCGGCTACTGCTGCTGCTGGCGATATCACCATGGTTGTTACTTACGTTGTAAACTAATTATTGGAGGGCGGTTGTGAGTTCTTTTACTCTAATAGCTTCCAATGCGCTTCAACAGCTGGGCGCTGCCCCTATCTCGGATATTGCCGAGAATACGGGGCGCGCCAAGCGTGTTAATTCTATCTATCAGGATGTAAGGGATGCTGTGATCAGGGATGCGGCTTGGAACTTTGCCGTGGTTCGTGTTCAGCTTGCGGCTCTTGCAGATGCTCCCGCTTTTACCTGGGCGAAACAACACCAAATGCCTGAGAATCCTTATTGCTTAAGGGTACTTGATGTTTATTCTGGTGATGAGCGCATTGACCATGTAATTGAAGGGCGTAAAATTCTTTCTGATTATTCCACCATAAATCTTTTATATTTACAACGGGTTACTGATCCATCTCAGTTTGATCCTCTTTTTATTGAAGCTTATGAGGCTCGCTTGGCTGCGGAGTTGGCTATTCCCATTACAGGTTCTCGTGGTATTGCCCAGGATTTTTGGGGTACGTATGACAACAAGATCGCTAATGCTCGGTTGGTTAATAGTCAGGAGGGTACCCCGGCTGCCATTCAGGCGAATTCTTTAGTCGATGTTCGTCGTCGTACTTTTGTGGTTGATGATCAGAAAATTAAGGTTGAGTGATGAATGTCAAAGTCATTTTCTATATACACTCATTTCAATACCGGGGAAATCTCGGATCGCTTAAAGGGTCGCGTTGATCTTGATAAGTATAAACATGGTTGCGAAACCATGGAGAACTTTCAAGTGCTTCCCGAGGGTGGTGCGAGGCGACGCGGTGGAATTCACTATGTTGCTGATGTAAAGCCTGCCTCTACTGGTTCCGAGTTGATGCCTAATGGAACCTTCGCTAGCAATATTACGGGCTGGACTGACAAATCTGTTGGGACTGGCTCTATTGCCCATTCTACAAATTTAATGAATATAGTTTCCTCTAATGCCAGTAATTACGGCTGGGCCGAGGAAGAGATTGTGACTGTTGCTGGTCAGCTTTATATTCTTGGCTTTGTTGTTGGCACCGGGGCGATTAATCTTCAGATAGGAACTTCTACTGGCGGTGAGCAGATTTTTGCTTCTACTAGCATGGCTGTTGGAACTTATAGCACCGTTGAATTTCGGGCTTTAACAACTGCCACGTTTATCGGCTTTAAGCATACTACTGCAGCTACGCATACCCTTGATACTGTTACTCTGAAAAAAGGAGTTACCGATGCAAATGTGCGTATGGTTCGTTTCCAGTTTAGCGATACCCAGGCTTATATGCTTGAGTTTGGAAATTTATACGTCAGGTTTTATAAGGACAATGGAAGGATCGAGGAGAGTGGTATAGCGGTAGAGCTTACGACTCCTTACCCTACGAGCGTTTTGTTTGATCTTATGTTTGCCCAGTCTGCCGATACTATGTTTATCGCTCACCGTGATTATGCCCCAAGGCAGATTGAGAGGACGAGTCATACTGATTGGACGATTAACGAGACTGCTTTTATATCTGCGCCTACTTCTTTTGTTTCTGTTGCTGATGCTGTTACGAATGGTACTTTTAGAAATAATTTAACAGGCTGGACTGTTATTTCTGGTAATGATGTTACCGCAACTGGCTTTGATGTTGACCTGGATAATAGTGGAACCAGCGCTGTTATTCAGCAACAGGTTACTGTGGATTCTGGCCAGGCTTATGAGTTGACTTTCAATTTTATAGATCACAGTCATACAACTTCTACGAATAGAAAGTTGACAGTCCAATCTGGAAGCACTGCCGGAGCGACTGATCATCTTGCGTCTACCGAGGTAACTACTGGTCAGCATTCTTTTACTTTCACTCCGGGTGCCGCTACTACTTATCTTCGGTTTTCCAACACAAATACGGGGGTTGCTACTGTTGGTGCTGTGAGCTTAAGGCGAACGTCTGGTGGTACGGTTGATGCGAATACTTATCCTGGTGCTGTAACTTTTTACGAGCAGCGTTTATTTTGGGCTGGTTCTCGTAATCATCCCCAGACCTTTTGGGGTTCTCAGACAGGCTCTTATTTAAATATGGATCCGGCTACTGCCGATGCTGATCATTCTGTTCAGTTTTCTGTTGCTGCGGATTCTCTTGATGCGATTGTTTGGATTGGTAGCGCTCGTGATTTGATACTTGGCTCGTATGGGTCGGAACACTCAGCTAATGGCGGTGTGGATAATGCTATTCAACCAGCAAGTATTAATGTCACCCTGCAGTCTGCGTTTGGCTCCGAGAGGATTATTCCCGTTAATGCTGGGCATGCCCTTTTGTTTGTGGCTCGCGGTGGAAAGAAGGTCAGAGAATTTGTTTTTAATTTCGATGTGGACGGTTTTAAGGCTCCTGATTTAACCTTGCTTGCTGCCCATATTACAAATAATGGTATTACTCAGATGGCCTATCAACAAGACCCTGATTCTGTCTGTTGGTGCTCTACTTCTACTGGCGAGTTGATTGGTATGACTTACCTGGCTGATCAAAATGTTATTGCTTGGCATAGGCATCCGCTTGGCGGAACTTTGGCTACGGTGGAATCTGTCGGGGTGATCCCTGATATCACCAAGGGCGAAGATCAGCTTTGGGTTTCTGTAAAGCATCAGGTTAATGGCGTTGATTCTCGCTATGTTGGTTATCTCGATCCTGATTTGTTTGTAGATCATGCGGTTGAGTTAAATAGCCCTATTACTATTTCTGGCGCGACAAAGGCTAATCCTGTTGTGATTACAGCAACGGCTCATGGTCTTTCTAACGGGGATCAGGTTGATATTGAAAATGTTGCTGGCATGACTGAATTAAACAATAAGCGTTATACCGTTAGCAACCAATCTACTAATACTTTTGAATTGCAAAATATTGAGTCAACACCTGTGAATGTCGATGGCACTTCCTATTCTACTTATCTTTCTGGTGGCGAGGCTCGTTTATGTGTTACTACTCTTTCGGGGCTGGACTATCTTGAAGGCGAGAGCATAGAAATTGTTGATCGTGATACTATCGTTTATTCTGATGTTGCTGTAAGCGGTGGTTCTGTTACCATCCCTAATAGCGAGCGTGTTTCCAGGGTTTATGCTGGCAAGCATTATGATTCGACCCTGAAGCCAGTTCGCCCTGAGTATGGATCGCCTCAAGGCATGACGCAGGGTAAGCGCAAGCGTTGGAATAAAATAGGTTTAAGATTAAGCGGTACGCTTGGTGGCACAGTTAATGGGGATAATATAGAATATTTAAATGACCAGACTATTACTGATGTTGGTCTTGGTTTGTATACTGGCGATAAGATGATGGACACGACTGATTGGAACCCTGACGGTTTTGTTACGATTGTTCAAAACAAACCGCTTCCCATGACTGTTAATGCTGTTTTTGGCGATCTTTCTGTCGGAGAAATTTATGGATCGGATGAGTAAGCGTGTGGAACCGTATACAATATATCATTCTATGTTGCTGGATCCGGGT